ACGGACTGCGCCGTACCGCTTAAACAAGAACCAAATTAATTTTAATATTGTTATGAACCTAACGCAGAAAATTAGCCAAATGACGCCCAAAGGGGCGGACTTAGACGCTACGGATTTAATAGAAGTTTCAACAATTGTAGGCGGTTCTTACGTTACTAAGTCAATTACTGGTCAAGAACTCATCGACGCAATACCACTACCGCCCACAGGCTTAACAGTCGGCACTACACCGATAGCTTCTGGTACAATAGGAAGAGTATTGTTTCAAGGTACGGGGAATGTGTTGCAGCAGAGTTCGTCTTTATTTTGGGACTCAACTAACAACCGATTGGGGATTGGGACGAGTACGCCTGCTTATCAATTTAACATTGAAAATGCTAATCAATCTTTATATTCTACAAATATAGGCCCTTATGTAGATTTAGTTAATCAAACAAAAGGAGCGGGTGGAGTTAGTTCTTTAAGCGTTTTAAATGATACAAATATAAACTTGGTATCGGCTATTTACTCAAGTGCCGAAACGGGTACTTTTATGGGTCAAAATAGGGCGAACAGAGCTTATGTTTATACTTCTAATGCATCATCATTAGGTATATTGACTGTAAATAATGTTCCTTTGCAATTTGGAACGAATAATGTAGAGCGAATGCGTGTTGCAGCGACAACGGGCAACGTCCTCATCAACACAACAACCGATGCAGGCTTCCGTTTAGACGTCAATGGTACTGCGAGGGTGCAGTCAAAGTTAACTATTGGTAACTCAACCGCATCTCCTTATCAGCTTAATGTTTGGGGTGGAGCAATTGAATCTTACATATCATTGAATAATACCAATAGCGGTGCATTAAATACTGATGGTTTTCAAATAGGCTTAGAAGCAAATGGAACTGACGTTTATTTTATCAACCGAGAAAACGGATTCATCCAATTTAGGACAAATGGTTTAGATAGGTTTAGAGTTGCAAACACAGGCAACGTACTCATCAACACCACCACAGACGCAGGCTTTAGACTTGACGTCAACGGGACTGCGAGGTTTCAAAATGAATTTATAATAAATCGAAGCGATGGGGTGCAGATGCTTGGAATGTATAATTCGCCTGCTGTGGTAGCATTTAATGGAAATAATAGTTCTGCGCCGACTTTAAGGCTTCATTCACAATCAGGAATTTTGTTTTACTTGAAAGCAAGTGAAAATAGAATAGGGATAAACACTATTAGCCCAAATGCTTCGGCAATACTTGACGTTGCATCTACTACCCAAGGCTTCCTACCACCACGAATGACAACAACACAAAAGAACGCCATTGCTTCACCTGCAACGGGTCTGCAAGTCTTTGACACCACGCTCAATCAAATGAGTTATTATAACGGAACAACTTGGACAAATATCTAATAATAAAAATATGAAAACACAACCAACACAAGGAGTAGCAATCGAGCCGATTGTATACCCACTTAACGCAGGAACGGCTACGCAAATGTCCGTTTTAGTTCTTAACTTTACTACTGAGGCAACCACTTGCACAACGTACTGGCAGCTCCTAACTGAAGACGGACTACAACTTTCGCAAGGTAACTACACCTTAACTGAGGAAGAGTTCGCAGCTTGGGGTACAGACAACAACGTAGTGAATGAGTATGTTGCTAATGCTATTGGCGTAACTTTAATTTAAGAAACATGATTAATCTAAGCGAAGAAAACGTAAAAGAACTAGAGGCCTACATTCAAGAAATACCCGTAAAATACGGATTGCCTTTATTGCAGTATTTACAAAAGCTAGCGCAAGAACAAAACACGAACGAAGAAAATGGCGTACAAGAATAACGGCATATTTAACATTAAGTACAAAACACGTAACAAGATCGCGAAGACTTTGAAGCGTGTTATTGCATCCGAGGCACTAATCGACACAGGGGCGCTTTACGACTCTATTCGTATTAACGCGCAAATCCCCGCGCTAGGTGAACTCGAAATACAAATTCTAGCAATGTACTATTTTGGGTTCTTAAATAATGGTACTGTAAACATGGCAGCTTTTGACTTATGCGCTAAGCTTACCGAAGAACTAAACGCCAACGGAACGACCGCCGAGATATTCGAGCAATACACGGAATGGATGACACAACGTTACCCAATCCTACAAGTAGCTACAATCTTGGGGGAAAAGCGTAGTATTATTTATACGTTCGAGCCAATAGGCGGGGAGTTCAACGCGGCGTTAACCTTTAGGGGTTTCTAAGTAACCCATTTCCTTACGCATCGATAACATATTAAAGACAAAGATTAAGGGCAGTTCACCGACTGCCTTTATTTTTGTTAGGTCACCTTCGCAAAGGTCAAACAACAAACTTTCCCACCCCCATTTTTTAGACTTCTTGGCTTGTTCTTGGGCCTTTAAACTTTCCTTGTATTCTTCTAGGCTATCAAATTCTTTAACGTCTAAGGGTTCGTCGTCTTCGTCGTCGTCTTGGTTAAATAAGTTTTCGTATTTCTTTAGAAAGTCGTCGCGCCACTTTAAGAACTCAGGAATAAGCCCGTAAACTTGCGTAATATTCAAGTCGTCGAACTTATCGAACACGTCGAACGGGTTAAATATGTAGGGTTCAAATTCAATATTCCCCCAGTTATCCTTATTAATACGCCTGTAAAACACGGAAACAATATGCGAAATATGCTTTAAGTAGTCGTTTGTCAAGAAATAGTTAAGATCTATAAACTCGTCTAGCGTTAGCTTCTTAAACGGCTTTAAAATGTACGTGTCGCCGTCTATTATTACTTCGTTTGCGTGGGCCTTCTTAGGCTCGCTAAGAACCCATTTAACCGACTTGAATAGTTCGCCTATTTCGTCTAAAGAAAGTTCTTCTAATTCGTCGCTAGGCACGTCTAAAAGGATTGCAAGCGTTTCTAGTTGCGTATTAAAAAACCCTTCGGAGTCTTTGAGTTCCCGAAGTTCTTTAAATTGGTACAACTTGACCTCATGCCACCCCTTCGGTACTTTCATTTAAGCTTTCGACTTGTTTGTTAATTGTTTCGGCAATAGCTACTAGGTAAGGCACGGCTACTTCGGCTGGCATTTCACGAATAATTTTAGACTTTAATTTAATGTGCGCGTCCGTGTAGTGTTCGGTTTTGCTTAAGTCCGTTCTTTTAAAGATAACCGCCAACGCTTCGGAAATAAACCCTTTGTGTTTGCTAGCTAAAATCTTTTCAATATGCTTTGTGTCTTTAGCCGTAAGCTTAAAGTCTTGGTCGTAGGCTTGGTAAGTGTAGCCGTCGTTTTCAAAACGCTTTAATAAGATACCTTCGGGGGTTTTCGCCGTGTTAAAAAGACGGATTGCTTCTTTAAAATCTTCAAACTCCATGTCTTCGACCTCAGGAACGCCCATATACTTAAACACCTCTAGATGTTTTTCGACGTTGTCTAGCTTTTGATTAGCGTGAATTTCCGTAATGTCTTCGAACTGCTGAATAGTTAACTCGTTTAACTCGTTCGGAATGTCTTTGTTACAAATTGTTACCATAGTTTTTTTTGAACAAATATAAGGGTTTTTTAATATGGTTATGGTAAACGACTTACCCATTTACAAAATAACAATCGACCCCGAATACTCCGACGGCGAAGACTTAGGCATTGAACAAATAGCCTTTACTTCAAATCCAGCTATAAAAGTTAAGGGCATGGCCTTTGCAAACGTTACAAAACGTTTCTTTAGCGACGAACTTAAATACCGAGTAACCGCGCCCGCAATGATCCCAATGGAAATTTACCGACGCGACGACGAAGCGGGCGAATACTACGTGCAGTTCGAAGAACAAACCATCGAGCAAATCTACGTTAAGTTTATGCGCGACCTACAAAATAGGAACGTGTTTAACTTAGAGCATGACCCTAGTAAAGAAGTTCCCGCTTACATTCTTGAAGCGTGGATAGTCGAAAACCCTACCCAAGACAAAGCGCTTACAACCTACGGGATAGAAGTTCCTAAAGGTACTTTAATGTTAACGGCTCAAATTACCGACGCCGAGTATTACAACAAGCTAGTTAAAGACGAACAATTAGGGTTTTCAATCGAGGGCTTTTTGGGTATGAAATTAAGTAACCAATTAACTAAATATAACATGAATTTCCCAGACGGAGAACACCTCATTGAAGGTAAAATCTACGTAGTTAAGGACGGCCAAGTTGTCGAAATTAAAGAAGTAGAAAAAGAAGAAGTCGAAATGGCCGCCGAAGAAGTCGTAGAAGAAACGACCGAAGAAGTAGCTATGGAAGACACAAGCGTAACCGAAGAAGAAGTAGTCAAAGAAGAAGTAGAAACCGAAATGGCAGTAGACCCAACGGCAGACGCTGAAGCAATCTTAGCTATTGTAACACCTTTCATCGAAGAACGCGAGCGTGCATTGATCGGCATGATTGCAGACCTTAAAAACCAAATCGAAGAACTCGGCGTGGCTAAAGAAGAAATCGAAGACGAAATGGAAATGGCAAAAGAAACAAAAATGTCGGCTTTCGATAAATTTAAAGCGTTCCGCGCATCAAACAAGTAAATAAAAACCAAACAATAAAAACCAAAAAAAATGATTAGAAACCTAAAATTTGACTTGGACGTAGACACAAACGCGTTGTTATGTCCTAACCCAGATGAGTTTTACTCTAAAGCTTATTTAACTGAAGACATCGCGGACAATTACCGCACATTGCCAGGCATCAAAAGTGCCACTAAATTGGCTAACGTTACTTTCGGTAACATCCTTGCGCCGTCTACATGTAACTTTACTGCCCCTAGCGACAATCTCGACGCAGTAGACATCGACGTTTGTGCGCTTTCTGCAATGGCACAAATCTGCCAATTTGACCTCGAGCAATCTTTCCTTGCTTTGCAAATGTCTCAAGGTTCAAACGGCGACTTTACAGTTGCTTCTTTCATGTCTTACTACTGGACTGAAATGGCTGCTCGTATCGGTAACGACCTCGAATTAGTTCGTTGGCAAGGTGACACTACAAGCGAAGACCCAGTTCTTTCTTTGTGTGACGGCTACTTGAAAAGATTGTGCGCAGACACAGCAGTAAACGGCCTTTACTCAGGTGCTATTGATAGTTCAAACGTATTGGCTCGCATGACTGCGGTTCTTCAGGCTTCACCTGCTGCCGTTCAAGCTAAGCGCGCTGACCTTCGTTTGTTCGTTTCTAGCGACGTTTTCGTAAACTACCAAATTGCTGCCGCTTCTGGTAACACTTTGACTTACGTTACTGCACCGCTTGCACCTACTTTCTTAGGTATTAAGATTGTTCTTGCTGAGGGCATGCCAGTTAACACTATGGTTCTTGCTTTGAAAACAGACCTTATCTACGCGTTCGACGCTGAAGGCGACTCTAAAGCATTGAAAGCGGTTAACCTTTCTGACTCAGTAGCTGAGCCTTACATTCGTACACGTGCGAACTTGAAAGCTGGTTTTCATTATACTAACCCTTCTCAAATTGTTGTTTACAACGTTTGTTTTGACTAGTATTTAACCAACAATTAAAACATACGGGGCGGCCATAAAACGCCGCCCTTTTTTATAACCTTAAAAATTTTATACGATGTCATGTAGTACACTCGAGGAGATCCTCAAATCATGCGACAACAATAGCGGGGGAATTTACACCCTCTTAATTAACCAACAAGATAACATTACGGGAATTACAACCAACGAGACAGGAACTAACTGGGAAGTTACCGCAATTACACACACTGCGCCTTACGTTGCTTTGGAGTTCAAACGTAATACGGGAAGCTTTACCGAAGACGGAACTATTGACCTAGTGAATGGTTCTTCTTACGTTACTCAAACTATTAACTTAATGTTTCACCGACGCGACCAAGAAAAAAGCCGCGCAATCAAAGTTCTTGGCGCTGGTCAACAAT